GTAATGGCTAGAACTGGTTGGATTCAGAAGGCGACATCTAAGAATAAGGGTGCGTTTAGGAGACAGGCTCAGAGAGCTGGGATGAGTACAGGTGCATTTGCCCGTAAGGTGAAAGCAGCCCCGAAAGGGAAGTACTCTGCACGTACAGTAAAACGGGCGAATTTAGCGTCCACTCTTGGGAAGATGCGGAAGCGCCGATGACAACTGAAGAATTAGTAGAGTTAATAGACCCAGAGCGTGATTATGGTGAGCGTTCATATGAACAGGTTGTGACTGAGGTTGAATCTGGTGCGTTAGTGGTCATTCCGAATGGTGGTAGTCATCCTGTCATCCGCCAGAAGGATGGTGGCTTTGTAATTAAGGGCAGTGGCCGAGTAAACAACACTGGTATTGAGCATGGGATGAAGGAGACGAAGCGGCAGTTCATGGAACGTGCGGCTGGTGACTTTGATGCTGTGTATGAATCAGTGATTAAGTCAGCTACAAAAGGTGACGTCCGTGCCCAGAAGCTCTTTATGGAGCTGTATGTGGGTCGTCCGACTGAGGCTACTGACAGTATGAACAAGGAATTGGCAAAGATTGTGGCCGAACATTACCTGAAGTCGCAAGGGACACGCACCGTTGAAGTCATTAACGTATGATCCACCGATTGTCTGGCAGGAAATAAACGACGGGAATCCCTATACTCCGTGGTCATGGCAAGAAGAGCACGTCCATAGTCGCGTAGATGCGAAGAGACTCATCCTCGCCTGTGGGCGTAGGTCTGGAAAGACAACTGCTATCAAGGCAGAGATCGTTCGTGAGGCCCTAAAACCCCAAGAAGAGCACTTCGGTATGCTCCATTCCCCCTACATTTACGTGATTGCGCCCAACTATGAGCTCACTATGAAGGTCTGGGAGCCTGTTTGGAACCTCTTTGTGGGCCGTGCTGCCCCTCTCAGGCACCTGTATAAGTCCCATGACAAGACCAGAAAGCTCATCGAGCTCATTACAGGAGGGCGAATACAGGCAAAATCCGCTGATGACCCCACTGGCTTGCAGGGAGATCGGGTTACAGCGGCCTTTGTAGACGAAGCTCAAGACCTGAATCCCGACGCATGGGCGAGCTTTATGCCCGCTCTCGCAGACACCGATGGACGCCTTGTGGCTATTGGAATCCCTAAAGGAAAGGGGAACTTCCGCACCTATTGGCAGATAGGACAGGAAGATGATGACCGCTATTACTCCGCCTCTGTCACATCTTTAGAGCATCCGTATATTGACCATGACGATTTAGAAGAATTTAAGCGAGACTTAACAGAAGCTCAGTTCAGACAACAGTATCTAGCTGAATGGGTGGAGGATGACGGGCAGGTATTTAGGAATATTGATGATTGCTTTGATGGGGATTGGGCGGAGCCTAACGGTTCGCAATACCTTATGGGCCTCGATATCGGCAAGATGGAGGACTATACGGTGGCCTATGTCATTGATATTAAGAAGATGCACATAGTAGCAAGGGACAGATTTAATGGATTGGACTACACGCTCCTCGGCCCGCGCATTGCAGGACTGTACAAAAAGTACAACTGTCAGACTGTTCACCTTGATGGGTCTGGCGTGGGTGAGCCTGTGGCTGACATCCTTCGCAACGAGGGTTGTTCTGTCACGTCGTTTAAGTTCACTAACCAATCGAAGGCTACACTTGTCTCCACGCTTGCCGCAGAAATTGAGCACGGGAGAGTTCATTTCCCCAAAGATGACGAAATACTCAAAAAGGAGTTAGAATTATTTGAAGGTGTCGTGCTGGCTGGGGGTGCAGTCAAGTACGGCCACCCTGTTGGGTATCACGACGACTCGGTGATGGCAGCAGGTCTGGCCGTTCTGAAAGCCAAAAAAAGAAAGAACACATCCTCAATGGCTCGTCGTTCTGACTATTTGACGTTTGGATAGTATATGACCACAGAAGTTTTCACAGAGCTCTTCGATGACGATTACAGCAGATACACGCGATTGAAGAACCAAGTCTTTAACGGCTACTTCGCTCATATCAAGGCTGACACTGATTACTACAACGGGAATTACCCCAACATTGGGGAGATCATCCCTCGTGAGTATCGTGAGTCGGGCATGTCCGCTACAATTCCCCCCACTGCAAGGAACGCTGTAGATAACGCAGCCGATCACATACTCACCACTCCTCACATCTATGTACCTGTAAGGCAGACTGATAATGACCAGCAAGCACAGCAAGGCATAGCCGAACGCAAGCGCCAGTTCCTTGCTGCGTTTTGGGACCGAGTAGAGCTGGAGTACGCCCACCCGCTTAGTATCGGGCGCAAGAAGCTCGTAAAGGACGGTCGTATTGTCCTGAAGAAAGAAATTAAGTGGGAGATTATTCCAGACCCACCAGAGTCCAATGCGTCTCGTGGCGAGAAACAGAAGTACCGTAACCGTTTGCGTAAGCTCGCACAGTCCCAATTCCTGTGGAAGGTAAGCGTCTGTTCTAACGAAACCATTGTTGAGGACCCTGATACCCCCAATGACCCGAAGTATGTCTACGAGTTCTACGAGATATACCCTGACGAAGCGAGACGTCGGTTCCCTGAACACGCTGATGAGTTTGAGACAACTGATTCTGAGAAGCTGGAGTTTGTAGAGCTATACACCAAGCCGCACAAAGACGACGCTGGATCACACAAGATGTGGGTACAGGGAAGGCTTGTGTTTGAAAACATGAACCCGTATTGCTGGGAAACCCCTGCCTCTACGGAGGACAAGAAGGATTATGACGGCTATGTCCCATACATTATTCGTGACTCTGGGTGGGGTGAGGTAGACAAAAATAACGACCCTGCTGACCGCTATGTGGGTATCTTGCGGTACATACACCCTGTGCTACAGGCAGAAGCCCGTCAGTTGACAGCCGCAGACATACAGTTACGGTACTCAACTTTCGCCCCGATTATCACTCGTAACATTATGGATGACAACACGCCGATTGAGCTGGGTGCTGGTAAACGAATCAACCTCGTAGACGACCAAGAGATTGAGTTCCGTAAGCTCCCAGAAGTGAATTTGTCCGTGTTCCAGATGATGGATCGTGTACATAACTACACCTCAGAGCTTTCTAAGCTCGGCACATTAGGCGGCCAGCCGCAGCGTGGAGTTGAATCTGCGACGGAAGCTGACATGAATATGCGTAACGCCGCAGTTAAGCTAGGCGGTTGTGTAGCGTCATTACGAGCTTGTATAGCTGTGGCGTCCCGTCAGGTGTTCCAAGACATTGAGCATATACTGGACACACCCGTCACATTAGCTGGTAGTACCCGACGTTCTGCGAGCGAAATAACCATCAAACCTGCTGAAATAGACGACTTTTATGCAGTTGATGTAGAGCTACATACCTCTGACAGAGCGGCGATTGAGATGCGTGACATGATGGTTTGGTCCCAGTTGTACCAAACATACGGCGGAATGTTGAGTGCAGAGACAGCTATGGAGAACTCAGGCATTGAGAATCCGCAGGAAGAACTGCTGAAAGCGTCAGTGAATACGCTCTTTATGTCGCCAGAGGCGCAGCAAGTACGCACTATGATGATGCTCAAGGGCTTACAGGGCCAAGCAGCGGAGGTATTACGTGCGTTCCAGAGCAACCTCTTACAAAATTCACCCCAGATGGCCCAGCCTCAGCAGGGTATGATGCCACCTCCGATGGGTATGGGGGAGACGGTAACAGACGAATTTAGTATTGGTGAGCAGGTAACTCCTGCTGGTATCGAAGAAAATGTACAAATGGACCGACAGGTCAACGTAGCGAATGAGATGTTCTAATGGCTGGTGAGTTAGCTGCATTAATGAGTGACGCCGCAAGGCAAGTCACAGTGCTGAACGCAATGGCACTGGCGCATATTGCTGATGCGTTTGCTACTCCCGAAGAGGCGACAGTGTTTTCTGCCACATTCGACGAAATGGCTGACATATTTGCAGCACATGGTCACGGAGCTGACCTGTACGACTGTACTGAACCTTTCTGCATGGAAGCGAAGATGGCTATTATTGAGGCCCTACAGGTGCTTCAGGAAGCCGCTAATCAGGAAGGGGGTCAATAATGTCAAATGGAGAATCATATTTGCAAGCCGGAGGTAACACACTGGTCTTTGCTTCCGGTTCGATTACTTGGGAACAGTATGAAGAGCTGAGAGAGCAACAAATTATTGATGCAGGTGAACGAGCTGTTCGAGCCTTAACAGACAAACTCATAGGTACTGGCGAAGAGGTTAAGGCTACGGTGCTCGAATCTGCCCGTCGTGATGGCGAAAGCAGGATGAGGCAGCTTATAGAGGACGTAGAAAGCGCGTACCCTCCCTCCATAGCGACGGAAGATGAGGATAAAGAAGATCAAAAGGTGGTGTTTTGGCAGATCGCTTCGATTGGAGCTGCCACAGATCGAGACGGAAACGTCTTAAGAGACGAATTCAATAGGCCGAGAATTGAAATTAAGCTGACGAATCGTGAGATTGGTGAAACGAAGCTGATAACGCCGACAGGGTTCAACTCTGAGGGAAGGGTTTTAGGGTTTATTGATTCAGCGTCTCCGGCAGCCATAAGCGATACCGATCCTATTCCAAAGTATAAGATAACCCAATCAGATACTAATCCCGCCCACATCCAGAGAGTTGATGAAACGGGCGCTTCGGAAGTATCTTACGACTTTGGTGAGACTTGGCAAACTGGTGCTTTACCAATAGGGACAGCGGTAACAGAAATCCAGACGGATATAATTACTGACGCATCGACAGGTGAGCGTTACATAGTTAATGCCGCAACTGGGGTTCGTGTGAGCGAATCGCTTGGCGTGGATCCAGAATGGCAGTACAGACAGTCTGTTTTAGAAGTAGATAGAGATCGCTTAGGTGAAGATCAAAGGCAGTTCAATTTAGAGTTTGATGAAGATCGTCGTCAATTCGGCATGGAATTTGGTGAGGATCAGAGGCAGTTCGACACAACGGAGAATCGTTTAGAGCGTACATTGGCTGCCAGCAACTACTTTAACAGTCTTGAGGAGTTGGGTAGAAACTATCGCACATTAATACAAACAGCACCACAAATGGCAAATGCGGCAACGCAGCAAGGTGAGTTGATACGAAATATCCTAAGCCAAGGCGGGGATGTTCTTGCTAGAACCTTCTTTACTCGTGGAGGTCAGACACCCTTACCAGAAATAACTCAAGCCGATCTTCTTAATAATCTCACCAAAGAGATGACGCAGATACAGCAATACGAGTCTGACGCCATCAAGGCGGAGAACCAAAGACGTACCCGCTCTGACGCTCGTCGTGCAGATGAAGAGTTCCGTCAAGCAGAGGAACAGCGACGTGCTGATGCTCGCGCTCAGTACGGTCGTTTTGTTAATGAAATGCGGCCAACGGTTAACGAGTCAAGCTCGTTTGATGCGGAAGGGTACAAAAGCCACCAAGAGAGAATAGCGGAAGCTCAAGCTAATCTTGATAATGCAACTAATTTTGACTACTCCTCGATTGTAGTAGGGACCAATCCAGATGGTTCAGATAGATTAGTAGACCCTAATCTTGTAGCGGGTATTAGAGCTCAAAGTATCAAAGCTGCTCAAGATGCTTTGGATGCGATCCCTGCTGCTACCGAAGCGGACTACACAACATTTAGTAGGACCGAGACGATGCCAGACAAGCCCGCATTTGCTGACTGGCTTAAGACATCCGATTTTGCAACTCCGCTTGACCGCTCTAAATTCGTTCCGAGCTTTGCTCCATCCCAAATGCTTAATGTACCTGAGGTGCCAGTGCCGAGGATGACTAGCCAAGCTGAACTTATAGCTTCAGATATAGCCATGCGCCCACCGGCAGTAGACGCCATGTTTGCTGGCACAATGCCCAGAGCATTGCAATTTGGAGACTTGCCGCTTCCTACACTTCAGCAGCTAAATACACTGACTCCTACGGAACGTCAGATGTTTAACACGAGCTTGCTGACGCAATTTAACACACCGCTAGAAGACGTAGCTCTGCAATCGCAGCGACAGTTTGCTGCTCCGAGCATGGACAGAAACAGGGATTTGGCTAGATTTAGAGGATTTGCTAGGTAATGGCTACATACGATATGCGCCGAGTAGGTAACGCACAAGGCGTTCCAGCTATGCAGAAAGCCAATACACGCGGATTTGACCCTCGACAGTTCAAGCCTCCTACAGGTGAAGAGGAGCGTGAGGACGAAGAGCGCGAGGAGGAGGAGGAAGATGGCGGTTGGTTTGACAGCCTATTAACCGCAATCGGATTAACAGACGAGCGCCGAGGTGCTATCGCTGAGGGGCTAATTGCCCAGCAGGAGCTTGACCGAGATCTCGTAGAGATGCAGCAGCGTGAGTGGGGTGGAATTAAAACCCTTGATCCTATAGTTAACCCCATTATTACAGGTGAGCGAAGCGGCTTCATGGGTACGTATGAGCGCATGGTAAAGGGCGCTGAGGAGCGCCACGAAGGCGATCCGACGCTCCGTTCCTCTGAGGAGCACATTATTTCCCCAGTGGGCTGGAGTGATATTCCTCTTATAGGTGATAAGTTAAGTGCTTTGGATGATGTTGATATTCCTGTTCTTGGGAATGTGATTGAGACCCTCCCTGATATGGCTAGGGAGGAAGTCGCCAACCCGTTTAATTACCTAACGGTGGGTGCAGGAATTCCCCTGAAAGCCCTAGCAAAAAGCGCAGGGCCAAGAGTTTTTACGAATATTGCAGATAAGATAGTTAACAACGTTAATCCTGCTTGGGCTCCCGTAGCGGCACCAATAACTAAGGCTGGTGCGGGTACTGCTAATGTTCCCTTCAGGGTGTTTTCTAATTTCATAGATCCGTTATTGTCTAACCCTGATGCGTCTTTGAGTTCCCGTGCTATTAATGAGCTGACTCAAGCAACTATCATGGGCTCTACTGGAATGGGTGTTGCTGAGTCAATTCAGGAAAATGAGAATCTGCCCGACCAGTTGGCGCTTCCTGTAGCCCTTGCGGCGTCTATTGTAACTGGTGGTGCTACGAAGGCTCCCCTAAAGGGCGCTATGCGCAAGGCTGGCTTGAATGTTGGGACAGACATTAAGGATGTGGACTTGCGTACTTCTCCGAAAGTACATCCAGATCTGGAAGAGTCAGTGGACAGCAACGTGGTCGCAGTTAAGTCCAAGATCGGCATAGAACGAGCGCACGAGCAAGTAGAGGCTCAACGGCGAGAGCTTGACGCTGAAGTAATACCTGAAGGCAAGCGCCCACTGCCTGATCCCACAGCAGGATCGGAGGACTTCTCAACCCGTGGTTATGACACGCTGGTAAGTACACCTCGGAACAAGGGCGAGTTTATAGAGCGAGTTAAACGCTCCCAAGCTAACGGTATTCATGGACGCTATGTGGAGGTTCCTGAGTCGATTGACGATTTAGACCTGCTATTTGTTTCTAAGGATCAGGATGCGGGTGCTTATGTAACTCCCGACAATGAGTTGCGTTCATGGTATAGCGCACCCGACGCTGTTGGTGCTGATGAGGTGCTCCGTCAGGCATCTTCTCAGGCCCTTACTGCTGTAGAAAAGGACGTAGAGGGGATAATAGATCGCTACGCCCCACATGGGTGGAAGCCAGTTGCTCGAATTGTTGACACGAGGTCATCCCCCTATATAAGTCCAGAACCCGACACTGTTTACATGGTGCGAGATACAAATGATGTGCTAGAGCAAACGGTGGCTATTCCATCTGATACGGCTGGCGATGTCCCCATCTATGATTACGCATCAATAAAAGAGAGTGTTCCTGTTGTCGAGACAGTTGAGCAAGCTCAGGCTTTGCAGAATCAAGCAAAGTTAAAGATAGGGGGTATTGCTCCGCCATTACGTCCTCCATATCGACAAGTGGCGGTTCCGGCAGAGCCGTTGCCCCCTCAATACTTAACCCCAGAAGAGTACAAACAGGAGATGACCCCTCTTGGCGAAGAGGTTGCTGAATTATGGGATGTATTTCCAACAGGCGCTACCGACGATGCTCTCAGGCGAAAAGCGGCTATGGGGGAATTTCTTTCTAAGGAAGGTTGGTCTGACGAGGCAGGTGTGAGGCTTGCAGAGGCGCTTAAGCATCATAAATACATAGGTCCCGATGGTATCCCACGAGAGTGGGAGGACTTGCCTATGTTGTGGAGTGGCCGAGCAGAAGTCAGGATGTTTGAAAACGAGTATAACCAAAAGGCAAAAGTGGTGGATACATGGTTCGCGGGCCAGCAGGTTATGAGACAAGGCTTATTAGAGGAAAAAGTTATCCCGTGGCAAAAAGCCGACAAGAATGGCGTGTACAAGCCCACTATGACGTCACTCGATGAACTTATGGACGTTGATGGCCGATGGAAGCCAGAGACTCGCGTAGGGCAACCCCATGGGTTTGTGGATTACGTTGAAGGCACTGGTCAGTTTAGGTTCGAGGGGGAAGTTGGGAGAATTGTAACCGAAATTCTTGAGGCTGCCACCCAAGACATCAAGACTGTAAATGCTCTGGAAGATTGGTGGGGCATTTCCCCAGAGTACATTCAAGGTAATAAGTCACCTGCACCTGAATCAGTTATCAAGCTCATGGATGCTATGTGGCGCAATGGCGAGATGCCTTTTGTAGCTGACACTTGGGAACGGGGAATGGAGATTGCTGACGGGTATATGCCGAGGTTAGTAACTTTAGATGACAAGGTTTTACCAAATGACTTCAAGTCCAGCAGAGTAAGGGGCATTCCGCCAGAAGGAACGTCAGGCCTAGGCGTATATGATCGTTACATGTGGGAAAACGCTCCGTCTATGGCAAATGGCGGGAAAAAGTATGTGACTGATCTTAATACGGTGATTGGATCAAGGGTAAAAGCTGGTATAGATAGCGTGTTGCGTAAATGGAGTGAAGAGAGTCTATTGAAGCCTGTTGAGGGCAGGAGTTCCTCATTGCAGGAGCGTTTGTTGCGCAACCCTAGATGGGCCGTGTCACGACGGAATTTGGCCTCTGCCCAACAAACAGTAAAGAATATAACGGCCCGTTTGCTCACTCAATCCAAGAAGCTAACAATGGCAGAACGTCAGGTCGCTGCTCGGGAGAGACGTGCGGGTGCCTATAATCGCGCTGTTGGCGGGTTTGAACAAGCATCTGACGCCGCAAAAATTAAAGAAGTGGATTTTGCTAGAAGGCTATTAGATGAGATTAAACCATTTATGCCAGCGTTTAGACAAATAGGCGATCCAGCAGTCAAGGGACAGCGTGGGACTGCCCAGCAGCCAGTTCTCCGCAATGAGGTAGCACGTTCTAGGCAACTTACTGCCGAAGTGAAGAAGTTGGAGGCCATTATAAATAGAGGGGCCGATTCCAAGCCATCCGACATTGACGAGCTTATAAAGCAAATAGATAAGGTAAATGAATTGTTTATTCTTTCTCGCGCCCAAATGGATACCTTTCTGAAAACGAGGCCTAAGTTACGGGCAGCAATAGACGGAACTACGGAGTGGGACCCGAACAAGGGAGGGCCAACCGCCAGAGACAGCATTGATATGCGTCGTGTAGATTTAGATTTGCACCGCACCAATGCGCGACTGGGGTACACAAGGGACCTTCTTGCTAGGCAGAAACAGGCAGAGATGAGTATGCCTAATCCTGATCTCGCTGAAATCGAATCTCGTTATGCTAGATTGGCCCAAGAGCTAGATGAAGCAGAGCTTCAGTTGCAAAGAGCCAAGGCTGATTACCAAAACTCTGTTGAGGCTGCCGGTAGATTAACAGGGAGGGATGTTGTTTTCCGTGAAGTACCTGTCCTTGACCCTACGACAGGAGCTCCCATGCGCCACCCTCCAACAATCAGAGATACCGATCACGGCCAAGTTATTGAACAGGGCGACATTATTACTGAGACGGTTACAGATATGGTTTCTGGGGAGGCTAGGAAAGCTAACGGTCTGGGTAGGCAAAACATACATCTTGACAAGGATTACGGAAACGCCGTGGACGAATTTTTTATGGCGCACGGTTACGCTCAACGGACCTACGGAATGGCGACGGGACCGATAGAAGCGATCATGGACCTTGCTGATAATTACAATTCTAATATGCGAGCGCTTATGGCAACCGCTGATATTAGCGGTACTGCTATTCAGGGGCTATACCCTGCTGGATTTAGCCTCCCAGTATGGGCCAAGGCTCAGAAGTACGCCATGTTTTCTGTGGCTAATCCCCGTGTCTATTATAGGTATTTAAATGCTCGCCCAGAGCTGCTCAAGCGATTTATACGAGCCGGAGGCCATCTGTCTGGTGGAGGCGGTAGCGATCTGAGTGAGTTTTTAGTAAAGCCAAAACAGTATGGTATGGAGATAGGTGGTAAGGTTCCGTGGCGTAATCCATTGGAGAAAGTGGCGGATGAGTGGACTATTCGCGGTGATACTGCGTGGCAAAAAACAGGCAGTATATTTGACGCTCTTACGTACCCCGCCCGCAAGCTAGCTTCATACCCTATCAATGCTGCAAATATGCACTTCTCCGT